TAAGAATAGATCGCTAAATTCAGCAGAAGAGCTTCCCAAAGTTGCACCATCAGCAGCACTAGGAATAAAAGATGTTTCTGCGGTAAAAGTATTTGTTCGTATTCCAGAAGTGCCGTTATCAATAGCTCCAAATCCACTTGTAATTGAGCCTGTATCCAATGCACCTGTGGATACAAGATTAGGCATTGCAGTTATTTCATCATCAAAATATGCGGCTAAATCAGTAACGGCAACTTGCACCATTGTACCGTTGTCATTTAACACTACACGATCTGCGTCAGCTACAGTAGTTGAAGTAGCAGATGTCCCTCCATCTACAATATTTAATTCAGCAGCAGTTGATGTCACATTAGTTCCACCAATGTCTAAAGTGGTTACAGATATTTCTCCTGCAACTGTAACAATTCCGTCAGCAACAGTTATTAAATCTGTGTCATCTGTATGTCCAATTGTTGTGCCATCTATAACAACATCGTCAATATCAAGAGAACCACCAGATATTAAACCTGTAGTGGTAATAGCAGATGATCCAGTATTGATTGTGCCAAACCCAGATGTAATAGAACCAGAGTTAAGTGCTCCAGTGCTAACAAGATTAGGCATGGCTGTAATCTCATCATCAAAATATGCTGCAAGGTCTGTTACCGCAACCTGTACCATAGTGCCATTATCATTAAGTACAACTCTATCAGCATCTGCAACCGTAGTAGAAGTGGCTGAAGTGTCTCCGTCTATAATATTTAATTCTGCAGTTGTTACTGAAGCACCATCAAGTATTTCTAATTCTGTTTCTGTAATCGCAGCAGAACCTATGGTAAATCCTGTAGCAGTTATAGTGCCATTACAGGTTAGCCCTGTATCTGCAGCATGAGTAAGAGTTATATCATTGTCTGCACCAAACCCTAGCACTGCAGAGTCAGAGTCCAGTTTAAGATCATTACTTACAGTAACTGCTGTTGAGGCATTAAGATCAATTGTTGCCTCACCATCTACACGAAGAACACCATCACTGCTTTGCTGAATGAAACTAGCAGTATCACCAAACTGTATTTTTTCTGTAGAAGCAATGAGTATATCATCTGAAAACTCAAAGTAATCCTCATCTTCTTTCCAAGTAAGAACACCGTCACTAGTATTAGCGTTAAAAGTAACCGCTATGTCAGTATCTACACCTGTTCCAAATGTGATAGTATTACTAAGAAGTTTCTCAATTGCCCCTCCTTCACCATCTGTTCCGTCATGTTGATGACCACCGGTTTCAAAAGCTGCATCTACCAAACCAAATTCAGTAGTGAAGTCTGAAGCCTCAATAGTTTCGCCATCTACAAAATAGCTAAGACCTTTTGTATAACCTGTACCCATTACATTCTACCTCCCGGTGTAAATTCTAATCCAAATCCTTTCAGGGTATACGTTGGATTACTACTTGAATCTGTAAACTTTAAAGCTACAGCAAAACCTGAACCTTCTACAGATTGTCTATATAAAGGTGTGTACACTGACGCATTGTATTCAGATGAACCGTATGTACCACCACCATAAAAAGCTGCACCTGCAGGGTCTTTTAAATCGTAGAGAGCAGGACTAGGTAAAAGAATGTCACCATAGTCATACTCAAGATTCATATCTACATCTTTCACAGTGCCTGTGCCTAAATAGTTTATAATAACTCTCTGCATATTTTTTCTTCTGCCTACATCACCCATAGTATAGTCTACAGTTCTGTATGTAGCGGATATAGCAGTCCCATCAAAGTCTCTACCACTCTCTTGTTTGTAAACAAACCCATCATCATAATCACCATGCAATATTGTTTCTACATTAGAAATAAACCCTGAAGCTGCTATGCTTGGCTTAATACCTTTAATATCTGAATACTCCCATCCTATCTGCCCTGATTGTGCATTTCTTTTTAACACTCCAATCAAACCTGTCATATCAGCCTCAGTGCCTGAAGTAGTAGGAAAGTACATACGGTATTGGCTTTTACTTTTTATAGTATGAGATGATAAATTTGATATTTGATTTGAAGATAAAGCATTTAATCTAGGTTGAACTTGTTTTGAAATCGTGCCTAATTCAATGTCATCAATACGCTCAGTTCCTGCTACTGTTCTTAGTCCATCAGGAGCAAGAAATATAAGATCACCACCTATTTCTTGAATAGTAAAGTGAGATAAACAACCTATGTTTCTGGTTATAGGTTGAATTTGAAAGTCTGCTGAACTAGAGCCAATAAGTTTATATATTTCATTTTTACAAAATATAATTAAAGCTTCTCTAAATGGTTTAAGGCTAACCACATCACTACCAAAAGCTATTTCTCCTGCACCAGATGCTGCACTAAAATCATTTTCATTAAACGGTGCGCTAAACTTTACAGTGTGAGGTGAGTTAGACATCCCTCCAAAAAACAAATGTCCTTTAAACTCTTGTACAATATCAGGAGCAGTAGGCTTGGTTCCACCTGCTGAAGCTGTTATTGTTACATAGCTAGAGCCATCCCAAATAGCGGCATCATTAACCCCATCTGCCATAGCCAAGTTTTCTGTACCATCAAAATCGTATGTTACAAAAGAGTACCTACCTGCACTAGTTCTATTGGTTGCAATATTAGTCCAACCAGACCCACTAGAAAACTGCACATTTGCTCCTCTTGCTGCAACTACAAATTGATTTTTGTAAGTTGATATGCCTAAAACAATACCACTGCCTGAAAGAGCATTAGTATCAAACTTTTCAAACCCTAATATCTTTGCATATCCACCTTGCACATCTGGCTCAAAATTTTGCAAAGTAGTAGCCTCTCCCGGCTTCATAACAAAAATACTTTGGTCTAAAACTAAACCACCTTCACAATTTACATTGTAAGCTTCAATTGGCATTAAACGGCTCTCATATAATTTTTTTGTTGTACTAACTCAGAACGCATACGTTTTACTCCTAGCTCATAATCTCTAAAAGAAAACTGTGCAGCGTTATCATTACCACGTAATTGATGAGCAAAGTATTTTGCTCTTGCTACAATTACATCGTGAAATCTTTTTGGTATTACAGGAATATCACTAAATGCTGAAAGAGGCTCTGGTTCAAAGAATACACCAAGCTCAACTGCGTAAAAGTCATTATCAGGAGAGGGACATAAAACAAAAGCATCAAAATTAGTTGTAGATATTTCTTCTGGTTTACCAAACCCACTATCAGGTGCAGATAAAGCACGATAGGCTTTTTCTCTTTTTGATGTGTAGTTACGACTACCTCTGTAGTATTCATCTTTGTCTAAGAAATACAGGTACTCACCTGACACATCATTTGGAAATACTTCAATAAAATCTATGTCTACGTTTGCAGAGTCTTCATTACTAAGAGTAATAAAAGTTTGCTGAGTAGAAGCAGTAAAGCTAGTGGTTTGTATTCTACCTCCACCTACGTTAGATATAGAAAAAGACTCCGATAGGTCAGAGTCTTTGTCAGAGGAGGAACCTGCAAATACTTTTAAAGTTACTGCAGTTGCGCTACTTGTTCCTGAAGAAAAACGCACTGTTATTCTGTAAGTATCATTTACTACAGTGGGTATAGCCTGATCTACTGTTCCATCATTTAGTCTAAGAACACCTGCAGCATAAGCTAAGTTACCACTAGATGCATTTGATAATGCAGGAGTGCCAGAGGTGCTTGTTCCTGCAGGGTTGGTTGATCTTGAACTCCAATAGTCTGATAGAGTAAATGCTTTATCAAAACTACCATTTGTAATTAAGTTACGACCTATTATAAAAGCAGTATCAAAATCAATATCTGTACAGTCAAGAATGTTACCGCTTGTAGCTGTAGCACTAGAAGATGCACCTGTTAAAGTTTCAGAACTTTGAAATATACCATCCTCTACTTCAAGTATAAGAAAAGAAGGACTAATCTTTCTTACTATTCCTATAGCACTGCTAGTTCCTCCTGTAACTCTCTCATTCATAGTAAATGCACCTGATACAGAAGATATTTTTATTTTAGTAGGAAACTTGTATTCTCTTCTTCCACCAAACAAAGTATAGTTTACTAACTCATAATTGTATGGCCATTGATTATGCTCATTGTTAATATCACGAATAGCCCTGTTGACATCTTCTTTAACAGTCTTTTGAATACCACGAGTTCCTGATAAACCTACAGCAGAAGCTGCAATTGTAGTTTCATTTAAGTCTAAAAGCACTGCATTTATTAGTTCAGCATAATTCATTTTCTTTGCCCCCACTCTTTATGCAGATAATTTCTTATAAGTTCTATTTTTACTTTAATCATTTTAGCCTGTTCAGAATTAAGTTTTTCAAGAAAGTCCCCCACTTCAACTATATTTTTTAATATAAAAGAACTTTCGTAAGAAGCACAAGAAGACATCCAACCTACAATATTATGTCTAACACCTTTTGTTACTTCTTTAACACCGTGAGGATATATTATAGGAAATATTATTGCTTCACCTGCTGCTAATTTTTTTCCTACTTGTCCTATAGGAGTTTCTACTATAAACTCTCCACCCTCATACTCGTCTTGTAAACATATGCTCCATCCATAATCAAAGTACACATTGTTTGATTTAGGCGAAGCTCTAAAAGAATCTATATGTAAATCGTAATAGTCACCTGATTTATATTTATTATAAAAATTTATTGATACTCTGTTAGGGCAGTAAACACTATCAATATAAAAGCTATCATAAAATCTACTTGATATTAACTTTTTAACTTCATCTGGCACTGAATTAGATTCTGTGTTTTGTTTATTAACACCTGTATTTTTTCCATCTTCATAAGTTTTATCTTTTGGAAGATGATCTAAACAGAACTTTACATCTTCATCATTTAGTAATTTAAAAAACATATTTTACTCCTTCAAAACAAATCACAACAAAGAGTGTGAGGTTTTTAAAAGGAACCCCACAAAACCTTTAGTGCATTACGTACCCGAAGAAACAGTTGCCGCTTCAGTTAGTGGGTTGCGTGAAATGTCAACCAAACAAACATGAATACGGAAACGTGCAGCACTTTCACCAGTCGATCCACCATCAAGGATAAGAGCATCAATAGTGTCAGCACTTGTAAGAATACGTGCGTTAGAACCTGAAGCACCGACTGCTGCTTCAAGAAAGGGTGTGAACCCTGCGGCAAGTGCAGAACCGTCAACAAAACAGTCTACATCACCACCAGTTATTCCAACATCCAAAGTAATTTGACCATTGCCTCGTGCTTCAAGAACTTCTAAAGCACCTGCAATAATCATGCTATCAGCAGGGACATCAATCAATTGAATAACGTCACCACCTGTGCCACCATCTGCAGTGTCATGGACCTGAGAGGTAATTACATACGGAGTAGGCATACGAGATGGATGACCTACGGTTCCTCCACCTGAAATAGTACGATCAATAGTAGCCATAATCTATGCCCTCCTATTAGCTGTAATCAACTATGCCAAGGACAAGGGCTTCAGGACGAAGTACCTTGCGACCAAAGACATGAAGACCACGTACAACGTCAGCAAAGGAATCAGGATCACGGATGGCCTCTGTTTTAGCAATCTGAGAAGCAGTTGCTGTAGAAGAAATATGACCTGCGAGAACTACGTTCTCTCCTGTTGCGACACCACTCACAGACACCATATCTGTAGTTGTCGTAGCATCTGCAGATTGTCGCAGTGCGTTAGACTTATACAGAGTGAAGCCCATGATTTTTTGATTGGTTACAAGACCATTACGAAGAGGTGATACTTGGTCGCCAGTTACTTGAACTTCAACGATTTTAGCACCTGCTTTGTAAAGGTTCTCATAGACACGAGGAGGGGCTACAAACCAACGACCTTCTTCTGGTACGTCTTGCTCATCGAGCTTACGTGCCATAAGTGCCATGAGGTTTACAACATCATCACCTGCATCTGATCCTGTTACTGTTACAGGAGTACCCCCAGTACCAAGATTGGAGTCAGTTTCAACTGTGCCAGAAGCACCTTTGATACCTGCATTATCAATCATGTTTTGAAGGATGTTTTTGTCAAAATTACGCTTTAGTGAAAAAGCACCAGAAGAGGTTGACAGAGCCTCAAAGTTTACATGAGACTGTCTCTCTTCTATGTCGTCCACTTTAAAAGCAAACGCATTGGCCTGATCTACGGTCAATTGAATTTCATCATCTGCGAGGTCTTGCGGAGTGACCACAGAACCACGAGTGTAAGATGAAATGGTGACTGTTGGTTCTTTAATAATACGAACCGTGTCACCAAAGTTCTCAATTTCTCCTGCATAGTCAGTATTTGTAATATCTTCAACTACTGATGCTCTACGAAAAAATTTAAGAACCTTTTGGCTATAGATTTCGGCCTGAAAATTACCCGAAGGTAAACTACCGTATCCGGCTGCAGTTCCTACTGCCATTTTTCAAGCTCCATTAATTATTAACGATACGACCTTCTATACGAGCTTGATCAATTTCCTTTTCATATTTCTCAAACTCGTGTGGTTTTAACCTACGTATCTCTGATGCCGTCCATGTTTTTTTATTAGCTGTAGAATTTGTTGCAACATTAATAGGAGCAGTACGTGTAACTGCCTCTGCTGCTGCAGCGTTTCCTTGCTTACGTGGACGACCACGTTTTGTTTTTTTGCCAATGTCGGCTTTATACAAGTCTAGGACTCGTGAAGCCCATTTAACGTCTGTGCTATTTTTTAAAATGCCATCTGCTATACTAGGTGGCTGCGCTTTGACCCATTCCTTAAATTCATCTGACTGTTTTATTTTAGGAAAGTCATCATGCAGAGCTAGTAATTCTTGATAAGCACTTTTAGCTTTTAGCTTCTCTTCTTGCTTATTAAGACGACTTACTTCTGAACGAAGTTCTTCAATCTCTTTTGTAGCACTACGAGTGCTAAGAGCTTCAACTACATTATAAACGTCAGGATAACTTTCTTTAAATGATTCTATATCATCTTCACTAATTGTAGGTTGCGAAGTTTTAGAAATTAAAGCGTCCTTTTCTTCTTTCCACTCATGCAACTTAGAGTCATAGTGTTTTTTTAAATCATCATAACGTTTTTTGTAATCATGTTCTTCTGTTTTAACTTCAGTCTTTTGTTCTTCAGTTTCCACAGAAATAGTTTCATCTTGCATAAACGTTTGGTCTTCCTCTAGGGTAGCTTCCTCTTGAACTTCTTGAACATCTTCTTTATAAACATCTGCTCTGTAAGCTCCTTTGTAAGGGCCTAGATTTTCTTGTTCTACTTCTTGTACTTGTTCTACCATTTTTCCTCCTTGCAGGGCCTAGACAGGGTAGCTGCTTGTTTGGTAGTATCTAACGCAGGGCTGTAAAAACAGGTAGCTGCGTATTTGGAAAGCTAATTAAATTTAATTTAATCTTCAAATTTTGAAGCTCCTGTAGCTTTTCCAGAATAAGGAAAAGGAATGCTTTCTATAGCACCCTTAATATCTTCTTCACTACTATCATAG